ATTCCCTCAAGGTGGATAGAAACGATATAAAAAAGCCTTATTTGATAGGCTTTTTTTGTTCCTTGTCCAAAATTTGTCCAAAATTATCTAGAAGAGTTGACGAACCTTTTCAAAATCGTTATCTTTCTGATCTTGAAAAAGATGAGTATAGGTTTTAAGTGTCTCTAACACATCTTTGTGACCGATCAATTTTGAAATAGTTAAGACATCAATATTATTATGCTTTAGATAGCTGACATAGGTGTGTCTTAGGCTGTGCGGTGTTGCTAGCTTATTACTAACTCTTTTTCTAATGATTTTTTTGACTGCAGTGTCAGATGCCCTAATGAATAAACGTTTTTCCGGATTGTCAATATAGCCGACTTTAAGATATTCCTGATAAGCTTTCCAAACTTCGGTATCGTATGGTACTCTACGTTTAGATTGTTTGTTTTTGGTATCTTTCCAACCTTTATTTTTTCCATTGGTTTTATATGTCTTGTTGATGTCCAATTCTAAAGTCTCTAACATATCATCAGTGGTTAGTCCTTGTGCCTCGGAAAATCTCAACCCCGTCTTAGAAACCAGATAGATAAAAAAATGGGACTGGTGCTTAATTCTGTTTCTAGAGTGAGAGATGAGTTGTACATACTCGTTTAATTCGATAAACTTATCTTCTTCGGCTTTCGACTCAACAGTCGAATGTACCCTTGCTAATGTTGTGAAATCTTTTTTTAAGATGCCTTCGTAGACGGCTACTTTGAGAGCCGTTCTGATATGCGAATTTATCAATTTAATGGTTGAGTGGACATATTTATCAGCCATCAAATTTAGCACGCTCTGGTAGCTTGTAGGAGTGATTTTGTGCAACTTGACATTTGGTAAGTATTCCAAGATTTTTTTGTGGGTAAATTCGTACTTTTCGTAAGTAACCGGATCTACATGTGGTTTTTTATGGACAGATGCCCAATGCTCAAAATATTCTGCTAAGGTGATATTTTTATCAACTATGACATTATTATTGAGATCTATCTGTGCTTGTGATGCCGCAATAGTAGCTTCTGCCTTAGTCTTAAAACCACCCTTTGGAATCGTTCCATAGGTACCATCAGGTTTCTTATAAGATATTCTGTACTCCCAGCCATTGCTACGTTTTCTGTATGATACCATTGTTTTTACCTCATTTTTCTGTTAAAATGGGTATAGTAAAGAGACCTACTGCAAAGCAGGTTTTTACTATACATGATTCGCCTTACGCTCTCCTCGACCAAAATTTGAGCGTAGGGCTTTTTTATTTATTTATTAACGTCTTCGCTAACTTATAGATGCTCCACATAGTAAGTGGGATTGCTAAAATAGGCAGTATAGGGATACCTATAGCTCCGAAGATGATAAGAAAAACATATAGTATAGCAAACGCTACTTTAGATAAAGTAAGTTTTTGTTTTCTGGTATGTTCAAACACTTGCTCCTTATTAGTGATATTTGAGGCACTATCAGTTTTTGCCTCTTCATTCAGAGCATTGCTTGTTACTTGATTTATAGAAATTTTACTCTCATCACTTAAGTCAGCAAAGTTATCATTATTAGTTGTTTTTTCAAATGACTTGGTCACGATTGGTTTAACTACTTCACAAACTTCATTTTTTTCATCAACAGTCACACTAGTAATAATTTCAGAGGATTCCAACTTTACTTCCTCTTCTTGTGAAGAGTCAACAATTGAAAGATAAATTTCAAATCCAATGTCTAGGTCGTTGTTCGTTATGACTTTTTCCTCATAATCGTCCCACTCTTTGTATGGCCCGCCTTTTATTTCACCCTCTAACACAAAATCATATTTTGTATCATCGAAATAATGACGGATAGACCTAGCTATCTTTTTAGGAACATACCCAACATGATGATCAAATATCAATACTTTGATAGCGTTTGAGTCATATTGATTATCTGGTTCAGGAACTAATTTAATATCAAAAACATCTAAGTCTTGATACTTATAAATTTTCAAGCCGTACTCTTCAAGTTCTTCTCGAATTTCTTTTGCCGAGAGATTTCCATAGTACCTTGAGTATTCTGGAATACCATTGTCTTCAGCAATGTCGTTGCATGCTTGCTTCACAGCTTTCTTGTAATTGGTAACTCCAGCAACTCTAAAACTAATTTTTTCAATAGTTGTTGTCAATTCTTTCTCCTAAAAATTAAGTAGATACTTTATACTACATTTATCAGATTAAAATATTCTTCTTTAATCATACATTCATCAGCCATGGTTTTGAGTTTGTATTTTTTCATGAAGACAAGATAATTAAAGTTATTTTTATCTTGGCATTCATCTAATTCAGCTTTTAATAGATGGTGAATCATATTGCGGTTTGATTGTAGTTCATACTTTTCCCGAAAGACGGGATATAAGTGTGGAAGATGCTTAATGTGTCCCAACTCATGCAAGGCGACCTGATAGCGTTCATGGTCAGGTAAATTCACATCAATACAGAGTACATTTGTTGCAGGATTGTAAAATCCCTTACTATGCCATCCAAAACTGTCAAATAGGCATAATTCGACACAGTACTCATCACATAGTTCCTGTAGTGTCATAGACCTCAGTCCTTGTTTTTATTTTTAAAATGTGCTGACAAAACAGCAGTTATGAAGTCAATATCATCTTCATCAAGTGGTTTACCGTCAAATAGCATAGAACTTGCAGCTGCTTCCCGAAGATCAATGAGCTGACCGTTTACAATAGCAGTTTCATCATTATTAGCAATTTTTGGGTTATCAGTGCGTCCTAAAAGATAGTCTATTGAAACATCAAAGTAATCAGCAACTTTTGAAACAAGTTTAGAGTTTGGTAAGCTTTTCTTTAATCCATAAAGAGAATTTTTTCCAAGTTCTAGTTTATTTTCTAAATCATTTAGTGAAATTCCTTGTTTTTGACAAAGTTCTCTGACACGTTCGTATGTTAAAAACATTGATTTATCAACCTTTCTAAGCAAAACGAAAAAATATTTAGTTTATTGACGAAAACTATTGACAAAAGTTAGTTTTTGAACTAAAATTATATTCGTAAGCTAATGAGTTAGCGAACAAGACAACTAAAAAATAAAACCTAGAAAACTGATTGGCGTCCGTTTTTTATAGGTAAAGCCTTACTTTATAGTGGGTCTTTTCTCTATGTCTTCATTTTAGTTCTTTAACGAAAAAATGTCAATAAGTTCGCTAACTTTTTAGTTAATTTTTTAAAAAAGGAGGAAGGCAATGAGTGAAGGAAGAAAAAAATCACTATCAATCCAATCACTAGAGATTAAGATTGACAATGATTCAAATATCCCTCATATCATTCTAAATGGTATTGACTTTAAAGCTGAAAAAATCGGCTTAAAAGGTTTAAAAATCGTCTGGGGAAGCAAAGAAGATGAAGTTCCTGAGACACTTATTCAAGTTGACTATATGCAACTTACTGATAAGGAAGCTTTTCAAGAAATATCGATTGCGCAATCATTTCCAGAAAGTTTACTTAGTAAATAAGTCTGGATTTGAAGCTAAATTAGTAATAATTTGAGAGGCAGTTTGTGAGAGGAAATTGAGGGAAAATACTCCGAATTTTCCAGCAACCTCCTTAGTCTCTCTCCAAACTTTAGGACTTCTAACAGAATCTAAAAACTGATGTCCGTCATAAGTTATACCGTTAATAAAGGCTATGTATAGAGAACCAGATCCATCAAAAGTTGGCGACCAATTTATGAAACCAGCTTCATCTAGTAATTTACAGTGATAAACAATTACATTTGTATCATACTTGCTAGCTTTGTCAAATTTTGAGTTATCAGAAAAAATAAACAGTTCTGGATATTGATGTAGTTTTTCTATATCAAGTAGGATATCTCTAACTAATTCTGGTTCAAACTTCATTGTACACCTCTTGTTTTTTATTATATTATAGCAAATTTAGAAAGGAAAAATATGAGTCAACAACAGCAAAAATGGATTCAGCTTGTCAAAAAGAAATTGGACGATCAGGGAATGACACAAACACACTTAGCTCGTGCTTGTGGTGTCGCAAAAGCAACAATTTCAGAGTTACTTAAATATGGTAAAGGCAGTGACAAATTAAAAAATAAGGTGTGTGATGTCTTACATATTGATGAGAGCTGGACTTGTTTGTAGGACTAATATGGCAGACAAGCTTATCTCAAATTGGCAAAAGAAAAATCACCAGTTAAGTCAACTGATGATTGATAGTCTTGAGGGACTTGATGTTTGGGAGACAGTCTTAATTCTTGGAAAAATAAGGAGAGGAATTTTATGAACGAAATTTTTAATTTTAACGGACAGAAAGTCCGTACTTTAACTATTAACAACGAACCTTACTTTGTTGGAAAAGATGTGGCTGATATTTTAGGATATGTCAATTCTAAAGATGTTCTACGTCGTCATGTTGACGAAGAGGATAAAGAGGTAGTGAAACACGACCACCTTGGCAGTCAAGCAATGACTATCATCAACGAATCTGGTCTTTACTCACTCATATTATCCAGCAAACTTCCGCAAGCAAAGGAATTTAAGCGCTGGGTGACATCAGAAGTCTTACCGCAAATTCGTAAGCAAGGACTTTATGTCCCAGAAAATCTATCTGATGAAGCTTTCATTGCTCTTTTTACAGGTCAGAAAAAACTCAAGCAAAAACAGTTGGAACTAGCTCAGGATGTGGACTACCTCAAAAATGAACAACCTATCCATCCCAGTTTTGCTCAAGCATTGCTGAAGAAGAGAAAGGCTCGTGTAGTGATGTGGCTTGGCGGTATGGATAGTCCCGCTTATGGTGATAAAGCATTTGCTCAGTCAGTATTTCGTGAAGCAGAGATGGACTTTAAAGCTCATTTTAACGTTAGTCGATATGACATGTTACCAAAGAAATTTGAAGATGCAGCATTATCTTACTGGATGACTTGGGAGCCAAGCACTAATACAAAGATGAAGATTTATGCTCTCAATGGCACAGAAAAAGCCTGACGGCAATCAGGCTCAAAAATATTAACAACAGAAAGTGTATCATAAAATGCTTGATTTTGAAAGTTTTTTTAAAGAAAAGATGGAAAACATTATGACGATTGCGTGGGCTGAGAAGTCAGAAATGTTTGATACTGATCATTCTTATGCCCCAATTATGACCCAAGCAGAATTTAGAAAGTGGTTGAAGATTGGAGACGCAACAGTTAAATACTACATTGACAGAGGTATGCCAACAACAAAAAATGAAAATGGCAGCCTACGAATTCCACGAGATGCAGTTCGTGACTGGTTTCGTGATAATTGGCATTTATTAACATAAGGAGAGAATAATGACAGAAAATCCACTAAGTGCAGTTATCTTTTTAGTAATCCTATTTTTAATAGCTTTTTTGACAAGAGATGACAGCGCAGAACAACCGAAGTCGGTAACAAAATCCAGAGATGATATTGTAGCTGAGCGGTACGGAAGAGTGATGCAGATTGAGCATCACGAGGGAAGTAGCTATGAAAGATTTTAAGGAGGAGTAAGAATGCCAAATTTTGATCACTATTTCAGCAATCACATTGCAGAAAAAATTGAATTAGACACACTAACAATTATTGACTATTACAATCCAGACTATGATTTGCTGTATAATTTACGATTTATTTTTGATAAAAAGAATTGCACATTATCAATTTCTGGTGATTTTGGGAATTTAGCAGCACAAAATTTTTACAATCTCGGAGACTATCATAAAACCTACGAACATTTTTGTAACAACATTGGATATTTC